GGTTCGAGTATAAATAATTTGAAATTTTTTGCATATGGTCCCCAATGTATTTATATGGTTAAATTAAGAGAAAACATCGAACAAACACTCCCATTCATATCTGTATTATTATACGGAGAAGAAGAATACGTCGGATTAGTAATTAATCAAGACCAGTATGTCACCAGCTTCTATGATTTGAATTCTATTAAAACTCCCGACGAAAAAACACTGTTTTTAGAACAGGGTGAAATTTGGTGGTGGGAAAGTAACCGCCAAGTTCCTATTAATATTTTTCTTAAGAATGAAGTTCAGCCGTTTAAGTATGCTATAAAGACGTTTAACAGCAAAGATGTTAAAATTTTGCTAGGACCTGTAGTCAATATCTTAAGTCTAAGCATTAAAAGAGTTAAACGTAAATCAGTCCAACTAGTTAGAAAACGTTAACTAAATTCATAACTAATCTGCTCACAGATTAGATTCATCTGAACAGCTACAGCCTGTGCATAGGCCACAGCATGTGACTTCTTAAAGTAGTATTCACCATCCTCGGGCTTTGTCCAAATAGTCGTCATCACTGTCGTCCAGTCCTTCCCGATCAAGTGTCTCTTGGCCGGTCTTATCATAGCCAAAATTGCCGCAAGTTGGAGTATACTCGTCGGTTTCATTTGCCGCAGTATAGCGCCGTGGCCGTTGACATGGAATAGTAAATTGCTGAAATCGTCCTGCTCTAAAAGGTCCCATAGTGGCTCCTGCGTCATTAACTGATTTAGGTGTTCTTCGTTTTTAACACCTTTATAAATGTTTACATTTAAGAAATCAATTTTAAAATATCCACGGTCTTCTGCTGACTTATAGTCAATGTTTGATAACCCAGTAACTGGATTATGCGGAATGTCTGTTACATACACACTGGTATTGTGCGGAACTAATTTATCATCTTCAAGTCTAGTAGCTTGGACATGCGTCAATTGATCCAACGCAAGTTTGCGATCATAAAAGTCTATATCGATATCTGGCATTTTAGTGTATGACATCTGTTTCAAATAACATTAATGGTAAATTGTTTGTAAGGAATTTTGCATAACTATCTGCATCCTCTAAGTTAGAAAAGCCAGTTAACTTGACATAAACTGTGGTGTCTTCTTCGCTGAGAATCACTTCGAGGTCTAAATTTTGTAATGCATCTGTAGATGGAATGGTGCTCATAATTTTGATTCCTGAACAACTTGATTGACTAAATCTATATCGAAATTACGTGACCGAAATTTCTTTTTCCAGAAAATTGGATCAATCATTGCACCAATTGTTTCTAATTGTTCGTCGTTGAATTTATTCAATAGATCTTTGCCGGTTGTGCAATTCAATAATAACCATGGAGATATTTTTCCATCTTTAATATGGAACATGGCTCTGTTAGGATTGGCATAGATAAAGTAATGATTCCACGCAGAATTATTTTCATCGGCCCACGTAGTCATAGTATCAATTGTGCGCTCTAGTGCAGTTTCTATAGGCTCTGTCTTGATTAAATCTATTACAAATTTTTCATACAGTTCTTCTCTACACCAGTGATCAAGTTTTATATTACTGGTTACTACATAATCAATATACTTGTCTGGATATAACGGATTCACGTTGCTGATAAAACTTCCAAATTTTACAAATGCGTTGTAGTAAGGACTTTTAGCAAAGTCGTCGTAACTTTTTAAAATCTTTAACTTTTGAGTTAGAGTATAAAATCTGTTGTATGCAGTATAGCCCATGACTACATGCTTGTCAGTGCGAGCAAGATATCTACGCTTGGACTCACACATATGCACAATCAATGTTTTTTCTTTAGTGAATTTACTACCACAGTGTTCACAAACATAGTCTTGTCGGGCTTTATTATCTAGCAAGTTCAACATATCACTCGTATTTAATCGAATAGTTTTTTAATCTGAGAATCGTCATATCCGAGTCTAACGGCATGCTTTTTCAATTCATTAACTGGTGTTATTTTAGACATCAGTTCTATTTCATCTAGTTTAGCATTGGGGAATGCTTCTAATAAAAACTTTGTCTTTTTATTAGTCCCTTTTTCTTTTTTCTTGAAACCAATCCATTCATGAAAGAAAATATTTTTACTTTCATGACTGCACATACAAATTAACTGCCATAACAACTTTGGATGACTTTGTAAAACATACCAGTGCTTGTTAAAATACTCGTTGACTGCCAATACAAAATGCTCTTGAGTATCTCTATTACTGGTCTTAACACTACTGATATATCTGTTTATGATAAAAAATTCACCCTTGATTCGTTTCCTCTCTTCGTCAGAAACTTCATCCCATAGGTCTCTAGCACCTACGTCAATAGCCGCTAGTTTTTCTTTTAATTCAAGTTTTTCACTCATATGTCATTATACAATCTTTTCTGTAAGCCACAGACTTTTTATATCCCCAACTGGCTAAAATGTTAACGGATTCTTGTCCAGCTTCACCGTATATTTCCGATAGATTCTTATCTTCCATCAGTATAACTGGTTTGAATTTTTTAATTGTTTGCTCTGCGCCCCTAATAATATGGGGCTCGTAACCCTCGCAGTCAATTTTAATAAATCCACAACTGGCAAAATTAAACGAGTCAATAGTTCTAATTACTTCATCGCCGCCGTCAATTGCTGGGTCAACGTGTGTGCCAAAGGAATTTTTTACATACTTCAATGACACATTTTTTTCTTGATCACCTAGACCGCAATCAAAAACCTTAACAGATGTTAGGTTAAACTTTGCAATATTTTGCTCTAAACATGCTCGAACCTTTGAATCCAATTCAAATGCATATACGTTGTTAAATCGTTGATGCAAGTGATGAGACATTATGCCATAATTTGCACCAGCGTCTATGGCACTGTCGAACTCTTTGACAAATTTTAATGCGGCAATCAGTTGATCTTTTTGATAATCGAGAACTCGACTAGTTGTCTTATGGCTCCACTTATTCTGCTTTGCCACAGCCTTCGTCAATGCTTTATCGTTGTCTAAGACAATCCAATCGGATATATTATTTGCCATAACTTAATTTATATATTAGTATAACATTATCCAAGGCCTTTTGTAAAGAGGGATTGGTGGATGCGGCTTTGCGTATGTCGCCCCACATCTTGTCTTCCATAATATGATGACTTAGTGGTCTACCATCACTGGTTCTGTGATCATAATCCCAACCAACTTCTTTACGTGTGCTAGGTTCAGCACCGAACTCTCTTGCATACACTATACCGTCTGCACGTTCGTATATGTATGTTGTTTCTGAATTAAGTTGTCCCATGTTTGTTGAACCCCACAGTTTCTCTTGCAATATCATCGTGGTCGAATTCTGCCCAGTATAATTCAAATGCAATGCAATCTTCAACTGCTTCGAATTGATGATATTCTCCAGGTGCAACTTTGGTATATTGCCCTGCTTCTAACATAGTCTCGTCAACTAAATCATAGTTGTTTTTCCAAACACGAATTATCATTTTTCCAGATTCAACAAAGAATCCGTTCCATTTAAATTTGTGTTTGTGTTTACTACATACACCACCAGCTTTGGCCTCAATGCGATGAAATTCTAAAACACCGTTGGCTTCTAGTAGCTCAGTTTGTCCCCATATTTTACCTTGTTTCATAATATTTTACTCATGTCAATAATTTCGCTTTGTCTACTTACTTCTTTAGTAAAGTAAACACACGGTGGCTTTGGTCCGTCAGTTAACGGCACTGCTAATAAATGATTGTTTTTTAATTTAGGAAAAAACCATTTAACGTCATTGTAAAAATTTACAATTTCGATCTTATAAAAATCCATTTTAAAACTGCTTAAGGGATTAAAACAAAATGCTTCAAATCCTCTATCATTTAAACTGGTTAACGGCAATACTTCAATGTCGTTGCCAGTTTGACTGTCGCCTACAGCAATGCTCCAATCAATGGGCATTGTGATTTCGTGTTGACCTATTCTAAGAACCATTGCAGGACTGTTAAATGATTCTAAAAAGATTAAAGGAACAAAAAAGAAATCTGGTTCTTTTGGATCACTGTTATCTAGCACGGCAAACCGCATGTCATCATCTACTTCTTCTGGTAGGTTGTTTAAGTCGAAACTTTTATTGTCTAATGTTAATATATACATATTTTTTAATTCCAATCTACTTTTTCTAAAGTAAACGGATATTTTGCTTCCTTGTAAAATTTCTTTCTTGTAGTCAGATGCTTCTTAGCATACTTGCAAGTGCTGGTTAGATCCCATATCTGCACAAAGTCTTTGTCTTCTGCTTTTCTAATGCCACGACCTATTGACTGAATAACTCGGACAAACGATTTGCCAGGCTCCAGAAGAACCAAGTTAAAGATCCTAGGTATATTAATACCAACAGCCGCGACACCATAGGTTGCAACAATAATTTTGTTGTCAGCAGTTTTAATTTCGTCATATTCTGTTTTCCTATCTTTGGTCTTTACTGCTCCTGAAACAAAAACAGCATCCTCTAATTCATTAATGATAAATTTGCCTGAATCAATCCTATTAACCAGCACTAATGTATTTCCCGTATCCGATATACTTTTGATCAGTTTACTCAGGTATGCCATGCGATCATCGTCTGTTACTAGGTATTTTAATTCTTCAGCATAGGTTGGAAATTCTGGCAAATCTAACAATTGAACAATGTTAACGTGACAGTTTGATAACACGCCTTTTTCTTGTAGTTCATGAGCTTGAATAGAATTAATCACCGGCCCAATACTGGCAAAAATTGCCTGACTTTCGAAATCTTCTTTAGGCACAGTTCCAGTTAATCCCCAACGTATAGGTGCGTTGCAGAAGTTTTGTGTAAGTAGATTTTTCAGCACATCGGCCTTGGCCATGTGGACTTCGTCGACGATCACAGTTCTTACGTCATTGAGGAATTCTGCTAATGTAAGTATAGTATGCTCTTGATTTTTACTTTTCTTGTCTAGAATGTTAAGACTTTGCCAAGTGCAAATTGTGTGTGTTTTACCAAGTTCTTTTCGATCGCCATAGTATACTCCAACGTCTAGTCCACAGTTACGAAAGTCTTCTTCTGTTTGTTCTACTAGACTTTTATTAGGCACAATGGTAACAGTGCGCCCATACTGTTCGCATATTTTACTCAGCGTTGCTGTAATAATAGTTTTACCAGCGCCGGTGGCAACTTCTTGCAGAGCTTGGGGATTTTCTAAAAATCTGTTAATGACATCGTATTGATAATCACGCAGTCTTATGGGCTCGCCTTCCTTAATGTGCCCCTTGGGCCAAGTCAAGTCTCCCCAAAAGTCTTCTTGAACTTTAGGAAATGCTATCTGTATTGGCTCTCGTAGATCTTCAACTTCTTCAACATCTATACCACTGTCTGCCAGTATTTCCAATACACGCTCTAATTGATTAACATACCCGTTGCCACCGAGGCCAAACAATGTAGAAGTGCCATCCCAACGGCCAAGTCGATACCTGGGCATGTATCTTGCATAGGGGATTTCATATTTGAAGGCATTGCTTAGTTTTCGCCTGACTTCTAAACTGAGGCCTTCTAATTTAATGTTCACTTCGTCGCGTATTATTAATTTACACAATTTCTTCTATTGCCTCTTTTAACGGTTTCTTGTCTTGATAATGTATTACTAAATCACAATAGTCTGTTAACAGTTTAACTCTGTTAGAACCTAACACTTGTGCCAGCACTAACACTGATTTAGGTTGCCACTTTAATTTTAATAAAAATTTTGGAATTTTTAGGTTCGTGATGCCTGCAATGACTGTATTATTATTTAATGGTTGATTGTATTGAAATTGGCTGATCTGCTCGTTGAACGGTTTACCATTTTGATCATTGTCATGTCGAAAGTAAATTCCCACGCCTTCATTGACATTATTTTCTACTAACGAGTTTCTCAAAATTTTGAGATTTTTCTCAGATTTTTCAGGCAAATTATCAAAAATTACCAACATTGGAAATCTGTTTAGTTCTTGCAAACTTGACACAATATCATTCAACTCGTGTGTCTTTGATGATAGAAAAATTTGTGAACTTGTCCGAGTGGCAATTTTTTCAATGAGATTCTTTTCTGATTTTTTCTGAAAAATACTGTGAAAAATTTCGTATTGATACCCAATTTTTCGGTCTTCTAACAAAATGTTATTATTGCCTATTTCACCTACTTCTGCCGATACACGATTTTTTAAATTTTCACTGGCATCAACGTCTATGTAGATTTTATCTTTATTTTCTTGTTTTAAAATTTCAAAAATTTCTCGGTGCGCTTCTAAAATTTCAGGAGAAATTTCAAAATTTTGTGATTTTACAAGTTCAACTAACTGATACAGATCTAACTCTGAATAAGGAATTTGCCACACGTTATTTTTTATTCGCACCAGGGGTGTTGACAATTTATTTTTTAATTCGTCTAATTTTTTAGTAAAAGTTTTGGTATGATTAAAGCCAATTTCTATAAAAAATCGGTCAGGATTTGAATTTTTTACAAGGTGCAGATATTTGAAACGTTGTATAACTCTAAACGATTCACTCCAGTTGGGCTTTTTTATAATTTCAGATAATTGGTGGAAATGTTTAATATTTTCTCCGATAATCTTTATTGCCAGGTCCGCCTGACGTTCGGTGACATATATGTTTGCAGTCATTTGCTTGGACAAACTGGCTAAAATTTCGTCATCTCGATGATTGATAGATTTCAATGTGCGAGTATCTGTGTATTCTTTTAAAAAATGGTCAATGCTGGTCATAGTGTTATTATACACTGCTTAATATTTTTGTCAACCTTATTTTTAAGTTAAATATTCGATATTAATTTAAAGATACCTATGAATCGCTCAATATCAGTAGTTACTACATTCCACAAAAAAGGTTACGATGATTACGGCTCGAAGATGATTGATACATTTTTAGCCAAGTGGCCAAAAACTGTTAAATTATTTGTCTATGCCGAAGATTGTCAAGTAACACAGACTGCAGAAAATCTCGTAGTGTTAGATTTACTGCAAGCATCACCAGAATTAACAGCATTTAAGGAAAAGTGGAAAAATGTTCCTATGGCTAACGGAGATATTTCCAATGTTCCTAAATTTTCAGGAAGAAAAGATCGCCACAAACCTTTTAAATGGGACGCTGTGCGATTTAGTCACAAAGTATACAGTATTTTTCATTGTGCAACCACCTGTAGCACTGATTTATTATTATGGATGGACGCTGACATGGTATGTCATAGTGATATTGATTATGACACCATTCTAAGACTGTGTCCAGCAGAGAAAGATTTATGTTTTCTAGGAAGAAAAGGAAAATTTAGTGAATGTGGCTTGTATGCAATGAATCTACAAAGCCAACCCACTCTGCATTTCTTAAAAGATTTTCAAATGTTCTATGATGATGCAGAAAATGGTATTTTTAGACTAGGCGAGTGGCATGACAGTTTTGTATTTGATGCAGTCCGTAAAAATCACAAGCTACGAGAACTTGACTGGAGTGGTCATTTGATAACCGGTGAAGGTCATCCGTTGATAAATTGTGAGTGGGGTGCATACCTTGACCATCTCAAAGGCGATAGAAAAACTTATGGCCAAAGCAAGCGACAAGATTTAAGAGTAAATCGCACAGAACAATATTGGAGTGAGATTAAATGAAGCAAGTTCACGGATTCTGGTTTCCAGACTACGATACGCATTTTCCAAGAATGCTAGATAAGAGTTTAAAGAATGATGGTGTGGTAAGATACCAATGGAGAGCCAGAGAACTAGCAATAGCGGAGTCAACTCCTCGAAGAATTTGTATAGACATAGGAGCCAATGTTGGCCTGTGGAGTTGTGAGCTTGTGGAACATTTTGATCAAGTGATTGCATTCGAACCTGTAGAAGAATTCCGTAAATGTTTTGAACGCAATGTTAAGAAATCTAACTACATTATGCACCCATGTGCGCTGGGTCGTGAAGAAAGTTTTATCAACATGAATATTGTTGAAGGTAACACTGGTCACAGTCATATTGACACTAGTTCTATTGGGCAAGGCACTATTCCGCTGAAAACACTCGACAGTTTTAACTTTGATAACATTGATATGATTAAAATTGATGTTGAAGGGTTCGAAGAAGAAATACTTGCAGGTGCCGAGCAGACTATTTTACGAAATAAACCTATACTTGCCATTGAACAACAAAAACACGAATATAAAGATGCCATGGTTGAACTTCCGTCAGTGAGAATGTTAGAACGTTGGGGATATAAGGTTGTGGGACAAGTTAAAAAAGATTGGATATTAAAATGGACGGATTAAAAATTAGATTTTTCAGTGATGCATACAAAGGCAAACGTGCCAGTCATCGCCTTAGAGGTGAAGTTACTGCTCGTGCGTTGGCTGAACAAGGCTATGACAGTAAGGTCCTCACAGACTGGGCAGATGTAGATGCTAATACCATTATGGTTTTTCTTAAACGCAGTCAACCTCACAGCATTCAACGTGCAAAGGATCTAGGAGCCACAACTATCTATGATCTATGTGACAATAAGTTTGAAGAAAAAGAAGAATACGAGCCGTGTTGTCAAACAGCTGACTTAGTGTCAGTTAACAGCATTAACATGGGTATTAGCACTAAACATCACACCGGTAAAGACAGTATTGTCATGCCGGATCCTTTTGAAAGACCTAAACTTCCCCCTAAGTTTGCGCCAAGTAGCACAGTAAAATTATTATGGTTTGGCAGTCAAAGCAGTTTTAAATTTTTTCCATTTGTTGAAATTTGGCAACGATTAGAACAAGAAATAGGCAATTACAAATATACTATGATCAGTGCCAAAACTGATCGAGTGTTGAATAAAATGAAGACTAGGCAAAGTAAAGGACAAGTTACCGGGATTAACTTTGATAAAATTGATATGCGTGAATGGTCGTGGGATCTACAAGGCGAATTGCTGAGAGACTGGGACATTGTGTTAATGCCAGTGCAAACAGAAAATCCTAGAACTGATACAAAAAGTGCCAATCGATTAATTGACAGCATTATTTCTGGTAAATTTGTTATCACAACGCCTTTACACAGCTATCAAGAATTTGCACCGTATACCTGGCAAGGAGATTATATTGAAGGCATTAAATGGGCATTGGCTAATCCTAACGAAGTGTTAAAAATGATCACCGCTGGACAAAAATATGTAGAAGAAAACTATTCGGCTCATGTATTGTCTAAGAAATTCATAGACGAAATTATTAAACAAACAAGGACATAATATGGGAAGCCCCAACGATTTAATTTACATTAAGACAGTGTGTCCGACATTTGCAGGTTCGATATTGGAAATCGGGGCCAGAGAAAACTCTACCGGGTTTCGGGGCCACTTTGCGCCTACCAAAGGTCAACCCCGTATTGCTACAGAATACGTTGGCACTGATATAGAGCCCGGAATAGATGTTGATGTTGTATGTGATTTAACAGCTCCTGAAAATCCGTTGCCTAAAAATCATTTTGATCTTGTGATCTGTTGTAGCGTAATGGAACATGTGCCAAATCCCTGGGTCATGGCTGAAAAAATATCAGAGCTGGTAAAGCCTGGCGGTAAACTATATATTGCAGTTCCGTGGGTTTGGAAATATCATGGGTATCCTAAAGACTACTATAGATTTACTCATAGTGCTATAGAATATCTATATCCAAATTTCACATGGGGTAATTTTGCTTGGTCAAGCACCTCCGAAGGTGATATTCAATGGCAAGAGATGGATCAAATTACCGAACGTAAAATGATAATTGCCGAGCACGATGCCTTTGGAAAGAAAACTAAAAAATATATTAAATATCTGTCTATCAATATGTTCGGAACAAAAAATGCTTAATGAAAAAATACAAGAAAAAATAAATCAAAAACTTCCTGTGCGATTGCATCTAGGTTGCGGTAGTGTTAAGATGGAAGGTTATTTAAATGTTGACGGGGACTACATGTCGCACGATCCTGAAGTAACTATCCAAGATATCACCAAACCATTTCCTATTTTAGACAACACTGTAGATGAAATTTTAACGGTGCATGTCATCGAACACATTAGCAGACAACATATTCCTCCTATGTTTAAAGAGTTCTATAGAATTTGCAAAACAGGTGGATTTATTGCAATAGAATGGCCTGACTTATTAAAGATGTGCCAAGAGGTTGTAAACAATCCAGAGTGTTTTTGGACGCATGATAAACGGTTAACTAAACGAACAATATCTGGAATTTATGGCGATAGTGCTAGGTATCCCGATCCTACAATGTTACACAAGTGGGGATATAGTGCTGAAAGTATGAGACGACTGTTCATTGAAGCTGGATTTTCAACAGTGCTAATTCAACCTAACCTACATCAAAAAAGTCCAATAGACAGTAGAGTAGTAGCATACAAATAACATGGCAGCGCAAGTAATCAAAGAGCTTCACGGCTTTTCTGGAACTCAAGTGTTATTGATGAAGAAACATAATCGACTGTTTGTTCGAAAAGTTGGTGATGTTGAAAGAAATGTTGAGAGGATGTATGCACTTCAAGATCGATTTCCATTGCCCATAATTTACGGGTATTCTAAAAATAAACTTGATATAGAATACGTGCATAGTTTAGACGTCAAAACTTATCTAAAAACAAATCACTATGACAAACTTTTACAATTTTTAATACAGTGTTTGGAAATGTTTTCAGAAAGCCCTATAGAAAAAGATTACACACAAGTTTACATTCACAAATTAAGTCAAGTCGACTTTACAGATATTCCGTTTACAGCGCAAGAATTGTTAGATCGATTACCTAAAATTTTACCGTCAACAAATTATCACGGTGATTTAACTTTAGAAAATATACTTTACAATGATACACGAAATTTTTTATTGATTGATTGCCAAACTACTGAATATGATTCTTATATTTTTGACATTGCAAAATTAAGACAAGATTTAGAATGTGGATGGTTTACTAGGTATGATAATGCTATGATTGATGTTAAAATAAGACATATTCAAACTGAAATATTAAACAAATATCCATTAGCAAATAACGATTACTTATTGATATTGATGTTGCTAAGGGTTTATAGATACAGTAAACCTGACACTTATGAAAGACAATTCCTTAAAGATTGGATGAAAATACTATGGAAATAATTATGCCAGCGGCGGGTCTATCAACTAGATTCCCAAACATGCGGCCAAAATATACACTAACTGATTACACAGGTAAAATGATGTTTGAACGGTCATTAGAACCGTTCATAGGCAAGCATCATATTACCATCGGCATACTTAAAGAGCACGAAGACAAGCATGAAATTATCAAATATGTAGAACAAGAATATGGTGATAAAATTACCGTGGTAATTTTAGAAAACAGAACTACAGGACCCGCTGATACAGTTTATCAAATTATTAAAAAAATTAATCTTCATGACGAAGAAATATTAATTAAAGATTGCGATAGCTTTTTTGATCATACATATCAAGAAGGAAATTATGTATGCGTGTCCAGTATTAAAAACCACGATATATTAAAAAGATTAGGTTCAAAGAGCTTTATCATTGCCAACGATCAAGGGTTAATCAATACCATTATAGAAAAACAAGTGGTATCTGATAAATTCTGTGTAGGTGGTTACAAATTTGAGTCTGCTTATATGTTTACAGAAACATTTGAAAAATTATCAAATACACATATGAAAGAAATATTTGTTAGTCATATCATTGAAGAATGTTTAAATGATTCACATGTTTTTAAAGAAAGTCTAGTGACTAATTATGTCGATGTAGGCACTGCTGAAGAATGGTTCGAACATAACGACAAGTCTGTTATATTTTGCGATATAGATGGCACATTAATCAAAGCACAACCTCGACATGCATACAATCAAGCACCTACTCCATTAGAAAAAAATGTAGATCGATTACACCACATGGTGTCAACGGGATGTTTAATAATTTTTACCACGGCAAGACCGGCACAATACCACAATAGCATATATAAAATGTTAGAAAATTTAGGATTTACGGATTTTCAATTGCTCACAGGTTTACCTAATGCAAAACGTATTTTAATCAATGACTACAATGAAGCTAACCCATTTCCCAGAGCTATTGCCATTAATTTAAAAAGAGACACTGACAATTTAGGAGATTATCTATGATGTTAGCCGTATTTTATACCGGTGATGTGAGATATAATCAAGATTTAGCTAACAGTAATCATCAAAAATTATTTAAGCAATTAAAAGAAATTATTCCAATTTCTGTATATAGATTTACCAAAGATGATTCAAATCGCGGCGTGTGCCCCTTTGACCCGCCTTCAAATATTGAAGATCCAGATAATGTTTATCGTCGAGGATACGGTGGTGCTGTTCAAGTATGGGACTTCTTAAGAGGGGTTGAAAGAACTACTGAGCAATTTGTAATGAGAATAAGGACTGACTTATGGTTTACTCCGTCTAGCATTGAATGTATCTGCAACGAAGTTAAAGAAATGATTGCAGGCCGCAGTGACATTAGTTATTTTGGCAGTGACTGGATCAATGAAAATGCCGGGGTTAAAAATAATAGATTACCAGTGCATATAGACTTTGACAACGTTATCCAGGATTTTGTTGTATTAGCCAATCGTGATAAACTAAAGCCTAAAGACCAGTGTATTGATGATATCAATAAATTAAATCCAAATAAAAGACGCAGTGGCAATAAAGTTTTTAGATTTATAATTCCTACTACACAGCATGAAATAGATGGTGCCATTAAACGTATACAACACGCAGAAGTGTATAGAACACTTTGTCAAATATGGTTAATTCGTAGACACTATGAAGGCTATCCGTTAGATATGGAAGTGTGTAAACATTATATTCAAAGTTACATCATTGACGAAAAGGCCAAGGGTGGCAAAAAACAACTGATAGACCCACACCCCATGCAAGAAGCAGTTAATTGGTGGCGCAGGCAATTCGGGTGGCCGCCGAGAAAAGTTGAAGTTGGTCGATGGACTGCATGGCAATCGTTAACACCAACGTTGGCTGTGATGTTTATTGGCCTTAAAAGATTTACTAAAACAACCAAAGCCAATCATAAAAAAGTATTAGAAATATTAGAAAAAAAATACGGTATTAACATTTATGATTTTTATAGAGATACTGCTGATCCAGATTGTCCGTTTGACCTAAGTGGTAAAGTGCAAGTATGGGATTACTTAAAAGGCAAAGATAAAGTAAAAGAAGAAATTGTTATAAAAATACGGTCAGATGTTTATTTTACAGACAGTGCTATTGTTGCACTGTGCAAAGAAATCGACAATGTAATTGCTCAAGAAACTGACGTAGTTTATATGGGTATTGATTTTATGAATGATTATTCTGCTGTCCATAAAAGAGAAGATGCTAGAAGCGTTAAAGGTGGTAAGGTTACAGATTTTGTAATTGTTGCTAGAAAAGACAAACTCGCCGACACTGATACTATTATAGAAGTGTTAAATCATAGTAAGGGTAAAAGTGGAAATAAAACTTTTAATCTAATTATGTCAGAAACAGCAAAAGCAACAAAGGTCAGCTGCCAAATGTATATTGTTAGAAAAGAATATGACAAATATGATAATTGGGATATTTACTGGGACTGGTGTAGTCAGTATATTAAATCACCCGACGCTCAAAAATGGGTCTTAGAGAATGTAAATACTATCAGAGGATTTTAACATGAATATTATTGGAGGATTTTAATATGCCGAGCACATATTATTTAGAAAGTGTAGAGTTAGGAAAAAAGTTTCAAAAAGAAAACTCTAGTTGGGGCGGCAACGATTGCAAAAACTATCACAATCAGATTAGAGTTCTAATGGACAAATATAATGCTAAAACTGTGTTAGACTACGGCTGTGGCAAAGGTCAACAATATATCGATGTCGTATCATATGGATTACCACATGGTATCATGTCCAAGCCAATGAATTTCCAAACTCGAATCAATGCCGAAAGTGTTTATAAATTTGATCCCTGTGTTGAAAAATTTGACATAGAGCCATTAGGTCAACAGTTTGATGCTGTTATATGCACACAGGTATTAGGCAGTATTCCGGACGACGATTTAGGTTGGCTTAAAGACAAATTGATGAACTATGCTACAAAGTTTGTATTCATTGGGTTACATAATCCGACCAAACCTCCCAAACTTAAAAAAAGAATGTATAATTCAACGTATCTAAGTTACGACCGCAGTGTAGAATGGTATCAAGAACAATTTAAAGATTGGCAAGGGCCAGACCTATATTGGTGGTTTAGAGACACTGACCATCAAATTAACAATTGGTATCAAGTCAAGTAAGGCAGGAATTGTTTATAAATTAATCCCTGTCTGCTTTCTTCATCAGTCCAATGGCAAGCGGCCAAATCATATGCCCACTGTGTTCTATCAAATAACACAGGGGCATTTATACTTGTAATACTTTTGTTAGCAACGTCCCAACAGACACTACTGCTGTCGTCTACCCACAATGGCACACCACTAAGAATACTGGCCACTCCACTGCTACTGTTAAAGACCAGCGAAGATCTAGCTTGTTTTAAATCTTCCATCAGTGGTTTGTGTATGCTATCACTGATTGAAATATTATGACCAAGTAATGGTTTTAAGTCAGATATCCTGCCGGGGTGCGGGCGCAATATAATGGGTAAATCAGTATGTTGTCTAACTTGTCGTATTTTATCTCGAGCCCATTCAACCGGACTGAGACCTTTCATACCCCAGCCACCGTCTCGCTGAATTAAAAATAAAATATAGTCACCATTGGTTTTCCAATCTGACATAGAAATTTTTAAATCATTAGATAATTGATTCCACCGATCGCTGGTTGAATTTTTATTGGCATATTCGCCTTTGTCGTATTGCACATCGTTAATACTATATCGTAAATATAAACTTTCTTGATCGCGGAATTTAAAACAGTTTGCATCAACCGACATTACATGATTACCGCTGAGCCGTTGTTTTTCTACAATTTCAGCACGAAGTTTAATATTAGGAGTTGTTTGTATAGGACTAGGCCAACCTAATATTACTGCCAATTTAGCTGGACGAAATATATGCTGGCTTTCTATATGAACACTAGCGCCACACTTTCTTGCACCGTCAGCAAACGCCCTAAGCGTGTCTATCTTTCGCCCAGGTGTTTGTTTATGTATAGAACTAAAGTAGACTACAACGTCATGCATGATCGTTTAAAATTCTCCACGCTGTGCCGTCCATCATTTCTGCTTCGGAGAATTGGCTATAAGCCAAATGGGCGGCCCATGCTACTACTTCATCTAATGGTGGGTAGTAAGGTGTATCTATCTGTGTTAAATCGTTAGAACTAACACTGTGAGCAGCATTAGGACCAAGAGTAAATGCAGGCTTTCCTAATAACACTGCTTCTGTGGCTGCAATACTGTTGTAAGTTACAAGACAATGCACATCACGTTCTAATGCCATTTCCATTGTGTCTGTTGAACTACGTTCACGGCGGCTGAGTTTTTCTCTAATAATAATAGGTCGATCAGTGTTTGCTTTAATAGTGTTTACTGTGTTTTCAATCCACTCTTTTAAATTAAGACCAAAGTTTTCCATAGCTTTGCCGCTAGGTGGGCAGATTAGAATACTACGACCTGGTCTAAACTTACGCTTTTGCCAGCCAATTAGTGACAGTCTGTCTAACGGTCGTTCAATCACCGGACCTATGTTCTGCATGGCATTTTTTGTAATTCTATGATAAAATTTCTTTCTCACATTGCCAAAGTATCCAGTGTCGATATAGTAGTAATCTCGACCCTTTGCTTCACATGCTCGCATGTGTTTGCTTTTAGTTATTCCACGAAATACCACAGGAGTCATTGATGATTCAATTTTATCATAATTAGTAATTTGTCCACCACTGCCCATGATAAACGATTTCATATAAGGATCATATACATGACCTTTAGGATCATTGGGATCACGTCCGCCATCGGCTGCAAACACAGTTCCATTGTCTAACATTTTCACTTCCTTGATAATTTTTTCATAATCTTCTCCATACCAATCACCTGCCGGGTCTACTCTGTAACGTAATATATTGTGAAATAAACTTGTCACTTGTGGCGGTAAATTTTCAAACGGGTGCTTTACAGTTTCAGGTTCAGGAGGTTTTAATGTTTCGAGGTATTTGTATTTTTCTCTTTCCCAATTAGCACCATATTCACAATTTACGTAGTTATCGAACCAAGGACCACCTTCTGTATAGTGTATAATTTTAGGTTTTCCAGACTCGGGTGTTTCTTTATACCAGCCCACTAACCAATTATAAACTGCAGGTAACTCACCTATTTCTTCATCAGGTAGCCATTCGAATCTATGAAGGAATTGTCCAGTTTCAGTGTTAATTGTTTCTTGTGTTAGCTGCTTATTACTGGGGTGTCCGCAGTTCCATAAGATAACACTTGACCAATTTTTTCTAGGATAGATGTATTGTCGCTTACCGTCCATCTTAGTTTCATTTACTGGATTGTAATCATGTTTTACAACCATGACAGCATATTGTTCATTGGCATGAGATATAATGTCTTCAACGCCGATGTTCCATAATACGTCACAATCGCAAAACACTGCCCAACCATCAAACCCTGTTAATTCTGGAACTAAAAATCTTGTAAATGTAAATTCAGTAGATGCCAGTGTATCTTTAGGCCTGTCATACTTGCCTTCTTCGATTAGCTTACTTCTAATCAGCGGTATCACTTCAACATTGTGAGATCTTGCTTTAATACTAAATTCACAAACTTTATATGCAATATCTTCTCTAGAGTCATAGCCTACAAATACCTTGATAGGTTTTACTATTCTTTCTTTGTTGTTTTCTTCAATCATACCAATCTTTCAATTTTTGTTTTGCCGATCCGTCTCTTAGTTCACTTACATGAAATTGTCCGTAGGCCAAGTGGCATGCCCATGCATGTAATTTATCTTGATTAGCATAATATGGATTTTCTATTTGACTTAGATCTTGCAGTGATACAGGGCTGGCTGCATTTGCAGGAGCCATGGTAAATGCTGGTATTCCGTGAAAAATACTTTCAATTGCGGCTACGCTGTTAAATGTTACTAGTGCAAATACATCATTATCGAGAGCTCGTTGCAGTGTATCTGTCGAAGTTCTATCTTCTCTTTTAGGCGCTCGTTCTCTGACTTCAATAGGCCGGTCTGTATATTTTTTAAGAGTTTCGACAGTATCTTCTACCCATTTATCTAATTCAATTCCGTAGAATTTGCAAGGTTTTTCATCAGGCTTGGCAATTAAAATTTTACGTCCATCTTTCTTCCAAGGTCTAAATTCTTTATTAAATCGTTTTAATCGATCATCTGGTCGAGGTATTATTTCACCGTGCTGTAAATTATTTTTAACAATTCTATGCCAGTATTTCCACCCCTGTGGGTTTGACACAGTTCGTTCGTTGCCAAAATAACCAGTGTCTATGTAATAGAATGTTCTGTTATCTTCCCAACATTTTTTCATTACTTTGTGTTTGAGAATGCCACGCAATACAATAGGATCACTGCCGCTGTTATAGTCGAAAAATTCTTCGCTGACCACAGTATCTCGACAACCGGCGGCAAACATATTGACATACGAGTCATCACCGTTTTTGCTTAGAAAAAGCCATCTACTCATTTTCTTTCAATGTCCTCTTCTACACAGTCGTCACCGTATTGAATTTCAATTAATTTAAGTGGCCGATCTGTTTCGTTGCACAACATGTGCCACTGTCCGCATTTAATAAAGATATTGTCATGCAGACCGTAATGCCCAACTAAGTCATGATCGCTCGAACTGTCTAGTGTGTAAACTGCGGCTTCACCTTCGGCAACAAACCAGAATTCTGCACGATGATCATGTCGTTGCATACTTAGGCATGTCTTTGGTGTAACTGTAAGTTCTTTGAGTTTAGTGCGTTTTCCAACTGTGTGCAGAACACGATAATACCCCCAGGCTCGGGTTGTCTTTGGAGTTTTCCATTCTTCTAAAATCCAACTACTACTATTAGCTTTGTTTTCGCCACCTACACCGAACACAAACTCTACATTGTCAACTACCATTTCAGGAATGTTTTCCTTGGTGCGATCGCCTCCATTGGCAAATATCACAGTTTCATGAGGATACAATGCGTTGACGTTTTTTATTGCTTCGATTGCTGTATTGTCTGTATCATTGAATAAAATAACGTGATCAACCATCTTTAGATTTTCTATCAAAGTTACTCGTTCAGTTACAGGCATGAAAGGCCTACCTTTTTTACGGGTAAGCCAATCATCTGAATTAACGCCGACTATTAAAACATCCCCTAATTTCTTTGCAGATTTTAGGTATTCTATGTGTCCAGAATGGATGGGGTCAAAGCCACCTGTTACTAATACTATTTTTCTCATAGTATTATTTACAATGTAGCATCCTCCATTCCTGCAACTCTGAGTTTAACAATGTTGGTTATTTGCCATTGTTTTTGATCTAGAGCTTTAGTAATGCCTAACCATTTATTTCTAAGCAATGCAAATTCGTTGATAATTTTTTCAAAATCAACAACATCACTTTCGCCGTCTACATATTTTTCTACGTCTCTACTAGTTAACGCTCTTTGATAGTTTTCTAAATACTTACGAAAATGTTGACTTCTTAAACGTCTACATTCTATATTTAGATATTCTAAGATAGCTTCAATTTCCTGTAGTTGATTAAATCGTTGTTCAACAATGCCGGGCATATTAGCGGCTGCTTTTTCTAAATTGCCGGTGATACGACATTCAGTTTTAGCCTCTAGTAGTTCGTCATTAAAATGTTCAACAGCATCAGGTATATAGGAAATATCCTTACTGATCTTAGAATACCATGTCATAGATTAATCTTCAAAGTCTGTGTCAATTTCTTCTTCGTATTCCGGATCTTCGCTAGTTTCATCAAGATAATATTCTATAGCTTTGTCTAAAGTTTCATCAGTGCCAGTGGCACCTGCTAACGCTTTATCTGTGACACCGTAGTCGGCCATTAGTTCAACGTAACGGTCGGCTACTGTTTCTAAAGTTTTCTTATCAAGATATTCTTTAAACAAAAGCCAAATATCGGCAATCTGATTCTCATTCATTTTCTACGGTTTCCTCTAGTTGTTTGTCCTTGGTGGATTTTTTATGATTAGGGAAATCTTCCATGATCATATTTAATTTATCTTCTTTCCACTCTTTTCTGTAGTGTAAGTGTTCTTCACCATGGCTGTCAACAAACTTGAGTCTATTACCTGACTGTGTCAATAGACCTGCTTTTTCAAACATATCTACTAGACCAGAATGGGGGTTCATGCCTTTATCGTATGGGATTTTAATCTGCAATGTCTCAAAAGGTTTGCTATAACGTGTCTTCATAATCTTACATGAAGCACGAATACCATTTACTTCTGTGACTTTGTTACCATCTTCATCTTCTTTTAATTTGAGTTTCTTCATGGCAACAACAATACTACTTGCGTAGACAAATCCTTGTCCGCCACTAATCTTGTCATCTGGGTCAAACATGTCTTGACTAGCGTATGTGTGATTAGTGCATACTAATCCAACATTGTGACTACCAAACATATTAACGCAATTACGAACTAATGCTGTAAGTGCTTTAGGTTTACGGCCCATATCGCCTTTAAGGTCACCTGCTTCAAACTGGTTGATATCGGTTGGGGTAAGTAACATACCCAAGCTGTCTATGACAAACAAGACCTTTGGACGCTCTTCCATAACTTTATACTCTTTCATGAATTCGTGGATTGTTCTTGCCACATCATCAATCATAGCCATATTAAGTTTAAGAAGTTTATCTTCATTAGTATCTACACCAAGTGCGTGTAGCCATGCTTCGTCAAGTGCGTTTTCACTATCGATTAAGATAACATAAATGCCTTGCTCTTGTGCGTTCTTAACAATGTTGCCAGAACAAATATAACTCTTGCCAGCGCCTGATTCGCCAGCAAATACAGTGACCTTACCTAAAGGAATACCTTTGTTAAAGTCGCCGCTGATTAGATAGTTCAGCGCAAAATTGCCTGTGCTAATCCAATCCGTAGGATCGTTAAACCCTACACCTAGACCATCAATGCTTTTAGTCAAGGTTTTACGAAATTTCGATAAATCGAAGGCTTTAGTTGCCATTGTTGTTTTCTCCTTAAATGATTATAAAAGGGGGCGAACCCCCTTTTATTAGCTAGCTTTGCGATTACGAATCATAGCCAAGATGTCATTGGCTTTAGAATCACCAGAAGATTTAGGTTCTTCTACTCGAGCTTTAGGAGCTGCCGGCTCATCATCAAAGTCGTCTGCTACTGCTGGAGCAGGTGCTGCCTTGCGGGCAGTATTAGGATCACCAGTGTTCTGGCTCATACCAGCTGGTTTAAAGTATTGTCCCCAACGTTCCATGTCAAAGGCGTCGCCATTAACACTTGCTTCAAACATTTCTTTAATAACCTTGATCTCAACATCGCCTGGTTTCTTAGGCAAATAGTCACGAAGATTAAATAAGCCATTTGCTGTCACTGCTGACTGCTCGTCGTCACTCAACGGACGCTCACGACGACTCCACTTGCTAGTAGAGTAGTCAGCAAATCCACCTTTGCTAGTTTTGATTAATTTAAAATCAACACCATGCAATGCATCTGTTGGCAAGTCTTCCATTTCTGGATCCATCAATGCGCCACGGATAAGTTGGAAAATCTGTGGGCCGATAATGAATCGACGAATTGGATTCTCAGGGTGACTTTCTTCTTTAAGACCGTC